GATTCGATTCCACACGCGAACTACCTTACTCATGACTGTCAACGGTACGCTTGAATCAAAATTTGATGCGTCAACGTCGAAACCAAGGCAAGAAACTTTCGCGTGCCAATGATACAGTTGATGAAAACCAATTCCTTGAGGATTGATTCCAATCTTGATTGGATGATACTCATGTGTGTCGGACATTGCTGCAATTGCCGCACCGAAGTACATTCTGTCTGCGAGCACTTTGTCGAGCGGTGCTGCCCAAAATACACGTGTATTCGGTACATCATAGATTCTTTTGACTTTTCGAGGTTCATCTTTCATGGTTCCACAGTTCACACTTGCTGTCACGAGTCCGTCTCGTGCGCAATCGATCATTCTATCGATCGCATCATTTAATGCTCTACCTCGGAAATCTTTCCTTATGAACCAAATTCCTTTGTTCTTGTCAAATTCCAAATAGTCTTCTTTCTTAACGTCATTTCCTCCAAGATATCTCCATGGATATCCTGCCGATGTGTCGCGTTGAATAGGATTGCTTGTCCCAAGATATGATACGCCATTGACTGCTTCTGTTTTTGTGAAGAGCCTTGTTTGTAATCCTTTGCAATAGATCAAATTCGCATAATAGTCAGCGATTTCATCAACTGCATATTTGAGCGTATTCTCGTCCATTTCTGCTTGAGGATGATTGTATTTCTCCATTCCTGTTTCGTATGGTATAAATTCAACGCGTGGACGTGGATCTTGTCTGCACATCACTACTGGTTCAAATACTCCTTCGGTCCATGCAAGTGGGCTGTCCCAATATCGTGTTTTGTTGTTTTGAAACTGACTAATGATTTGTTGAGTTTCCTTATCATACGTCACACCAAGAATCTCGTAGTGTCCATGAAGCAACGGATCGATCGCTGCAATCTTCTGGTGATCTAAAATCTTAATTGCATCTGGTATGGCTTGATTGAACAACTCATCGTCATTTTCATCTTGAATTTCGAGTTCATCTTCCTTCTTGATCAATGCTGATAACTCATCACCAAAGATTAATGATCCAAAACCAGTTCTGTTTGATCCAGCGGAATGCAAACTAATCACTTTCCTTATGACTGTTGCATCACACAAGATTGCTGGGCTTCCGCAGTCTCCTTTCTTTGTGTTTACCGGTCCGTAGCTAATTCCAGACATGTGTCCCTTGTAATTTTGACCGTATCGAATTTCTCCTTCTACTTTGACTTCTGTCACGTCTTCAAAAATGATGTTCACTAAAGTCTTTGTCCTATTAGGTGACGTTATTGATAGCCACCCGTATTTTCCTTCTCGAGCTTTTGAATCTGCTCTTGTCGCTATATGTCGTGTTATGTCTCTATATTGTCCTGCCGTTGATTCAAGCCTGAAAACTATGATATCACGTTTATGATCTTCAAGAATGATCTTTGCTGAATGATCAATATGATTCAAATCCCAAACTGAGAACTCATCACCTTTCTTCTTGTTTGCTAAACCGTGACATGTCGTAACTCCTATTCGCCCACCTACCATCAAGCCACGACAAATGACTGTTGGTTGTACTCCGACGAACACTGTATTTCGAGAACACAGATCTGCTATTTCTGAAGCGGCAGTATCTGTCATTGATTCTGAATCTAGCACACGTACCATTGCTGGTGAAGCTCTGTATGGCACTGCACTAACTCGAGGCGTACTATTTGTCACAACTGGCAAAAAACTACCCGCCTCTGCAACATATGTTGAAGTATCCGTCGTTTGTGTTCGTTCATTTGAATTTTCGATTTGCCATGGTTTCCGAAACCCTGTTGCTCTTTTTGCAACACGTCGTGCTCCGCCGCTTTTCTTTTCTTCCTCAAGTTCAACGCTTTCATGTAATGGCAATTCCTTCGTTCTCTTTGTCTCAATTTTCGCTCGTTGTTTAACTCGCTCTCTCTTTTCTTCATTAGATTCTGTTCCTAAAACGTGATCAGTGCGCTCTTCATCAT